ATTAATGGTGGCCTCCAATGTGGCAACCTTCTTCTCTTGCTCAAACCTCTTCTTTTCAAGCTCAAGAGACTTCCTGTTGTATTCCTCCTCGCTAATCAACTTTTGGTCAAGCTGCTCTTTCAACAATGTTGCCTCGTTGTTCAAAAGCGTTGATTGATACCCAGCGACCGCAGAATACAGCCCTCCAATATCATCTATAACCTCTCCGACTTGGTTTAGGTCAAGGCTTGATATGGCTTTTTTTCCTGCTTGCTCAACGCTGGAAAGGGACTTGGCTAATTGGGCCAAGGTTTCAAAGTCACCCGTTTTAGACATCGCTTCTTTGATGTCGTTAGCCATTGCCTCAAACTGTTGCTTCACAATGGCCCTTCTCCGTCTGTATGTGTCTAATTGCGTTTTCTCAATAAGGTCATTGGCCTTTTGGATTATATCGGCAATCTTTTCTTGGGCTTTTCGTTGGCCTTCAACAATTTTGTCTTGATTTTCTTTTTGGTCTTTAGCGTAGTCAAGGTCTATTTTTTTGAGCTTGTTTTTTAGCCCCTCGTTAATAAGGGCTATTTTTTCTGCCTTCAATTCCTCGGAATCGGTGGATATTGTCACCTTAAACTTTTCAAGCTCAGCAACCTCCAAGGCCAACCATTTTTCGGCATTGGCCCTTTCTTGCGTTCCTTCTTTTGTGGTTTCAACAATCTTTTTAGCAGCAACGACAGCTAACTCAAGCTGCTGCTCTGTTTGTTTTCTGTTCTCCTTGTCTAATTTCTCATCAGCCATCTTTCTTGCCTTCTCTAATTCTTTGTCAAGTTTTGCAATTTCCAAATCCCTTTGCCTTGGCCTATCCCTTAACTCAATTTTGGCAAGGTTTTTTTGGGCATCAATGACTTTTTCGAGTTGGTTGTAATAGGCCGTGGTTCCTTCGGTCGTGGCTACGAGCCTCGTTTCTTCGGCGGCAAGCAATTCCTTAGCGGCAGCGATTTCGGCTTTCCTTGCGTCTAAGGCGGCTTTTTCTTCTGCCTCTTTATTGTCTTGGAACGAGCTTTCCGCTTGGGCCTGCATCTTGTTCAATTCGGACAAGACCAAGCGAGCGTTCTCTATGCGAAGCTCTCTCTGCTTTTTCTCCTCTTCGCTTAGGTCTTTGGTGGATTTTTTCATCTCCTCCCTCAACAATCGCCCTTGAGCCTGAATGGCTTTTGCAAAGTTTCCATCCGTTAACGCTAAAAAGCGATTTGCCACGGTTTTAATGTACTCGTCCCTTTCCTTATTAGCGAAATCATCCATTCTTTGAATTTCCGCTTCCAACTCTCTGAGTCTTTTTGCTGTATCGGAAATACTGCGATCAAGGCCAAGAAATCCTGTAAATGGAAGATTTGGAAGAAGAGTCAGCAAAACCTCTCCGAATTTTTGATACGCTGGCATATTTGACCTCAACACCACTCCAAGGTTGTCCAGGTATCCACCCAATACATTTATCGCACCAGAAACGACTCTTGCGTTTAGGATGCTCAATTTCAAAGCGTCAAAGCCATTGTTCAAGCGATTTATGGCCGCATCAAGACTCGTCATTTTGGCAGCCACCGCAGGGGAGAAAGTTTCTTCCAGGACATTTGCGAACTCAGGCAAAACTTCAGCAGATAAAATTTTACCGCTCTCCAACAACTTGTTAAATGTAGCGTTGGTCATGTTGGCCTCTGGGTGAAGTCTTTGGTATGCCTCGGCCATCAAGTCGGATGCGCCTGGAAGCGATTCACCCAACTGCCGCCTTAATTCTTCCGCAGAAACCACGCCCTTGGAGAGCATTTGTTGCAAAGCGTAAAAGGCTCGGCTCGCTTGAAGGCTGTTCGCACCGGCACCCCTCAGCGATACGGCAACCTTGGTGAATATCTTCTCGGAGTCTTCAGACGAAAAGCCAGCCATTTTTGCGGCGATACCAAAAGTTGAGAAGGCATTGGCCGTTTCCTTCACATCAAGGCCAAGCCTCATAGAAAGGTTTCGGAGTCTGTTAAAGCCTGCCTCGCCACGATCGGAGGTGTCAAAAACGAAATTCATTCGGTTTTGAATCATCTCAAACTCACGCTCAAGCTGTATCAGTTCTTTCCCGAAATTGATAAGGGTCTGAACGCTAAATGCAGCAATAATACCTTTCCCAAGTTTGCCTATCCCAGCGTCAAATCCAGAAACCTGCTTGCTCGCATTATTGACCGCCGACCCCATCCGGGTCACATTGTTGGTCGTGTTGTTCAGTTGGGCATTGACCTGGGTGAGGTTCGTGTTCACCTGGGCCAAGACATTGACCGTGGTGTTGAACGAGTTGTTGATGTTGTTGATCGTACTCAGCCCTTGGGCCGAGGCGATGTTGGAAAGGGCTTTAGCAGCAGCGGTGGCGTAGGCCGATAGTTCTTTGTTTTTAGCGATAAGCTCGTCAAGCTTTCGCTTCATATCGTCTATATTCGCATCGTAACTTACCGATATTTTATCAGCCATTGGTGTCTTGTTTAGCTTTGCGTTGCCTTTCCTCCTGGAAATGCTTGAGCAAAGTTAAGACATCCTCAACGGATGTTTTCATATACTCCTTGTATAGGAATATATCGCCCCTCGCTAAGAAAACGAAGAACTCACGCCAATTTAAGTCGTTGAGGTAGAGTTCCGAGCCGAGATTTCGGATTTCAGGAGTTCCCTCGTCTGCTCCAGCCGGGAGGAGGCCATCTCCCAAAAGATTGTCCAATCTTCTTCTAAATGTTCTATATTGGGAAAGAACTGACTCAGCCCGGCTAAAACGAAAAAATCGTACAACTCCTTGCCCTTGTACGCTTCCCTAAACGCCTCCACCTTCTTCTGCTCAAACTCGTTGTTCCACTCGCCAGGGTTTTGGTCTTCACGGATCAGCACCGCTCCGGCCAACTCCATCATTACTTCGGGGTGAACGAGCATATCCTTCCTCCTGCGCATCTCCCCGACAAGGAAGCCAATCTGCGCCAGGTTCTTCACGGCGGTGCCATCCACGGCCTTGTTCAAGGCCCCCTCCATATTCTCCAGGAAGACATCCAGCTCTTCCCTTGAAACCATCCGCTGCAACTGAATAACGAGGTCTTGGATGCGTCCCATTCGGTCAATGGGGATGTCAAAGATGTTCTGGTAAATGAAATAGCGATGGCCCTGGCAAGTCAACGCAAACTTCAAGCCACGCATCTTGTCGGGCTTGTAGGTATCGTCCCACACCATTTGGGTCAGCTCCTTCTTGAAAAGCTTGTAAACGAGTTTGTGTATCACGAGAGTTTAATGAGGATGAAATTGAGGCTTACGCCCACGAGCATCACGACACCCATTTGCAGGAGGTCAAAGCCCATCAGCGGAGCGGTTACAAGGTAGAAGATGCCTCCCCATACCGAAGCCATACAACCCACGCACCCATAAATGGGCTTATGTAGGTTGGGGAACTTATGCGGGGGGATGGTTTTCTTGAACCACTTGCCCACCTTGCCGAGGAGTTGTTCATCCTCAAGCATAATGGACAGCGATACGGTCATCAGGCTTATGACTAAAGCCCGTGCCAGCGTGTCAAGAGATGTCATTTCTTCTTCTCAAAGGTCATCCAAAGGACGCTCACGAGAGAAATGGTCGCACCAACGATTTCGGCAACGGACGATTCGTCCAAATAGCCTTTCGCAGCGAGTAGGCCGCCAGCGAAAGTCAATGCGTGGCGAAGGAGGGGGAGAATTAGGTTTTTCATGGGATTGGGTTTAGATGGGGTGATGTTGTACTTTGGCAAAGAAAACCGCAAGGATTCGGGCAATGCAAACACGCAAGGGGCGTGTCGTTCCTTTTTCGTCAGCATATCTTACGGGATGATGTATTTGAATTGAAAGGAAAAGCAGGATTCGGAAGTCGTGTAGGTCGGAGGAAGGGTCAGCGGTAATTTAACGCCGTCCAAGTTGGGCGATGGACTGCCGGTGTAACTCGCATAAGCCCGCACCTCGTAGGTTCGGCCAATGGCGAAATACGCTTGGAGGTTATCAATCGTGGCGTTGGGGATGGTAATCGCTCCCGACACAGGCGTGGCCATCGTGAAACGGAAGGGGCGGTCAAGGGTCACATCGGTAATTACAACGGTAACAGCGGTGCTTGGTGTGGTATAGCCAATCACAACGCTATCGGCGCAGATGTCAAAGGTGCCAATATCGGGGCAGTCGGTGCATTCAAGACAACTCATCGGCTTGGTGTTTTAAGTTCGGGGACAAAATTGTTGTTAAAGTGTGTATAACCGCTCTTTTTGAGGTGTTTAAGGTACCATTCGCTCAAGAAGCTGTTGCAAAGATACCGAAAACAGTCGGCAAAGTCGGACTGTTGGGTAATGATATATCGGTTTCGCTTTATGATGTTGCCAG